CAATGGCAAAGTGCGCAGCCTGGATCAGATCATGCTGAGCGTGTCTGATGTATTGGCCAAGATGCCTGATGGTGCGCAGAAGGCTGCGCTCGCCATGGAGATATTTGGCAAGGCTGGCGCCAATCTTATCCCGATGTTGAATGAAGGCAGCGCTGCTCTCGGGCAATACTCTGCGACTATCGACACTGAGATGGCGCAGGCAGCCGATAAGTTCAACGATTCAATCAATGCAATAGCGATTGCAGTTTCAGGGCCTTTCAATGAAGCCGTCACAGCACTGTTGCCACTGATCACAAGCGTTGCCGAGGCGCTTGCTGGATTGGCCGAAGGATTTGCTGCATTGCCTGAGCCGTTGCAGCAGCTCATTGCAGGAGTGGGTGCCCTTGTTGCAGCTTTTGTCATCTTGGCGCCAGCTATTCAAGCGATTGCCACTGTATGGGGCGCTTTGACTGCAGTCTTTGCTGGTGGCGCAATCTTCGCCACCATCTCTGGATATCTTGGCGCAATGGTTCCGGCACTAGCTGCTGTTGGCGCTGCATTCAAAGGATTGCTTGCGATTGTTGCTGGTGTGCTTTCTGGCCCAGTCGGCTGGATTGCTCTCTTGGTCGCCGCCGGCGTTGCGATCTATGCCTTCCGTGATGAAATCGCAGAAGTCCTTAAGGCCATCGCTTCAGGATGGCAGATGGCGGGCAAGGCTTTTTATAGCCTTTATGTGGAGCCATTAATTAAGTTCGGCAAAGTGCTTGTCACTAGTCTGACGGGCAGCTTCGCTCAGCTAGGCAAAGCACTCCAGGCGCCTTTCACAGGAGCAGTCAACGCAATCAAGTCAATCTTCAGAGGCTTGCTGCAGTTCATTGCCAATGGCATCAACAACAGCACGCGCAGCATCAACGCCTTAATCACAGGTTACAACCGACTGCCTACGCCTGATATTCCTTTGGTTCCGCAGGTTAGCGTGCCAGCTTTTGCCGCTGGTGGTGTGGTGAGCGGGCCAACCCTTGCGATGGTGGGTGAAGGTGGCGAACGCGAATACATCGTGCCCGAATCCAAGATGGCCAAGGCCGCGGCCAACTACCTCGGCGGTATGCGCGGTCGATCGGTGATTCCTGCGTTTGCAGAAGGTGGCGTTGTTGGCCCGATGGGTGGCGGCGGCGCAGCGAACACCACAGTGCAGATCACAACCGGACCGGTGCTGCAGCAAGATGGCCAGCGTTACGTCACCATTGGCGACCTCGAGCGTGCCCTATCTGACTTCGGCACGCAGATCTTCAAGAACAGCCGATCCTATGGCGGCCGTCGCTATCAGGGTGCCTACTGATGAGCAACAGAGCTCAAAGCCAATACCTACGCATCTTTGATGCGACCACCACCTACGCCAGGTGGCAGACCTACTACGTCAATCAGACCGTCACGCTTAGCAGTGCCAGCTGGTCATATATGCCATTCAACGCTAATGGCATCGTGGAATCTGGCGCCAGTGGCGGCAAATCCGTCACCATCACAGTGCCAGCCACCAATAGCGTGGTGGAAGCATTCAACCTTGCACTCAGCTACGGCCGATTCTGCGAGCTCAAGATTTACGAGTTCGATAGCCGCCTTGATCAGACCGCACCACAAGCCGGCCAGCAGTTGATCGCCAGCTACACCGCTGAGGTGGTCGGTATTTCTGGCACGTTCACTAGGCTTGAAATCGAGCTCGGCAGTAGCCTGTCACCAGTTGGCGCGCAAGTGCCGCCGCGTAAGTTCACCAGCTACCTGATCGGTGTGCCGCTTCGGATATGACGCTGAACATCTCTGACCCACTGGCACTGCTGGCTTATCAGAGCGGATTGTCTGATCCGGTTCTGAATGAAGCTGCAGCAGAGGCAGCAGATGATCTCACGGCGCAACAGGTGGCATACAAGATCGGCGATCCGGTGCCGATCGTGTTCTGCCGTCGCGTCAGCAATGTTGGCGGCATCTTGGTAAGCCCCGGTGCAACTGAGGCGCGATACGAAAACGATGGCATGACCAATGCGCTAACGGTCAGCTTGCACCTTGTGCTGAGCGAAGGTCAGCTGCCAACGATTCCGGTCAAAGATGTCTTTGCTGGGCCATGCCGCCAAGGCACATGGAATCAAACCTATGATCGCCGAGCAGGCACGTGGTTCCCTGGCAACTTCGTCACCACCGTGGCCGGCAAGACGCCATGGTCCTGTCCGTATTACTGCGGCACGTCAGGGCGTTACGCCAACATGACGACGCTGAGCTATGTAAACACATTCCCTGATGGCAGTGACCGATGGGAGCAACAGGTGCATGTGTTCGTGCGCGAGGGGATGCAGGTTACGCGCATCATCGATAGCACGCTCGGCTCGAGCAATAACGTGATCGATCTGGCGTTGTACCTGATGAATCAATCGGGTCGGATCCCATCCACGCTGATCGATAGCACCAAGATGCTGGCCGCGGCCAACTTCTGCCAGACCAATGGATTCTTTTATAACGGAGTCTTCAAGGAAAGCAGCAACCTAGATGAATGGTTGGAAGAGATCGGGAATGACTTCCTGCTGCGTCTCATCGAGTCGAGCGGTAAGTTCGCATTCAAACCACGCCTACCTGTGAATGGTGATCACACCATCAAGACCACGGCGATCAGCTGGGAGTTCACATTCACAGAGGATCATCTGCTGCCGGATGGGTTTGAGATTGAATATGTCTCCCTGGCAGATCGGCAGCCAGTTTGCCTGCAGATGATGTGGCGGCAGCAGCCAGACTCTGATATTGGCTTCCCCCGCACCACTGAAGTGCGCTATACCGGCGAGGCAACAGCTGGCCCATTCGAGCAATACGATCTCAGCCAGTTCTGCGCCAGTGAAACTCACGCCGTGAAGGTTGGCGCCTTCCGGTTGGCGCGCCGCAAATACATCACACACACGCTGCGGCTGAACGTGAGGCCAAGCAGCTACAACAGCATCCTCGAGCTGGGCGATATTGTTCGCGTGCGCTTGCGCCGTGAGACTGCAACAACAGCGCTCGGCTATCACGACTTCTTGTATGAAGTGGAGCGGATTGAGAAGACGGCTAGCGGCGCCTGCGTTTTTGATTTGACCCACTTCCCAATCGATAACCAAGGGCGTAGCTTGGTAGCGCTTGAAGTTGCGGCGGCCACAGCACCTGGGTTCACGATCTCGGCAGGCCGCAGTGATTACAGCTGTGATGAAAACTCATCATCAGACAACACCGGATTGGGCGGTGGAGGCACGAACTACCCCGCCAGTGGCGGTAGCTTTGATCCACCAACTCAAGCTGCAACTACAGTCAGTCTTGCATCACCATCGGAACCGACATGGCCGACTGGTGGCCGCTCGCCAATCGGTACAAATGTTGGCCAGCCTGCCAATCAACCCACTGGCGGTCAGACGCCTAATGGTGACTGGGCGAATCCAGCTGATCCGCTTGAGCAGGATTCACCGGGATATGAGCCCAACTACATCACCGGCATGACTGGCAATGATGGCGAGCCTAAAGTCGGAGATGAGCTAGCGATTTCTGAATCCAACACTGGCTGTCCTGGCGCACAGGTCTGCTGGGCAAAGTTGGTGGTTGGCACCAATGAAGTGGTCGAGGTTTCTGGCTGCCAGACGGAGCCAATCGCGGGCGCATATACACTCGCGCCACTGGATGAGAATGACATTGGATACTACATCTCAGTGATCGTTCGATGCCCAGATCCGGCGACATCCACAGGTTACGGCGAATCACGCTCCCTCGGTACAACTGCTGCAGTAGAGCCACGCAATACAAATGTCTATGAAAATATCATCAAAAACGGAGGTGCGTCAGGTGATATTGAAACTCAGTATTCTTATGGCGGACCAGCCGTCCTTGTACCAGCTGGCATATGTGGAAACTGTGTCGGTGACACTGGCCCTTGCTCTGTAACTTATATGCGTCCGCGTTACCGAATTTCTAACTATTACGACTTCACCACTACTTGTTCAGGGAAGCTGAGCCCAGCTTTTGCCTTCAAAGATACTGCTGCTGTCGCTAGCTGTGGGGCAACATGGGCGCCAATTGATTTTCCTGTGGTTCTTTCATCTACGGTCTATCGCACTGACAACTGCCCCTGATCATGGCTACCTTCCCAGCACTCAACCCGTCTACTCGCACCTACACGCCTGGCACTGTCGCTAGCACGCAGTTTGCAGTGCTCGATGG